GCTAAAAAAGGTTAAAACATGATATTGAACGAAACATCGGCAATGGATGTGATTAAAAATCCAACGTCAAGAAAGCACATTGAAAGCGCGAAAAAACAGGAATCACAGTTAAGAGTTTTTACGGAAGAAATGACGCAAGACGAATTGAAAAGTGAACCCTATTGGACGGAAATGACATCGAAAATGAAATCACGATCGGATAAAAAGTTTGATCGCGTCATTCAGTTTGCACGTTATCCGTTGCCGGTCGTTCAATTATGTGATTCCGTCTTAAATGATTTTCACAAAGTCTTTGAAGGAAAGAATCGATATTTTCATGTTGAAGGTGATCGCGATATTGAACGATTGAAACAATGGATCGTAAATGAAAAACCCGTCCAATGGATTGAAAAAAACGCGGTCAAGGTTTTCAAGAACAAACCGAACACGTTTGTTGTTGTGGATCGTGACGCGAATGGAAATCCTTATTTGGTGTTAGTGGATTCGAATCGTTTGATCGATGCGAAATTCAAGGATGATGAAGGGAACATGGAATACATTTGTTTCGTTCATTCACAATCCGAACACGCAACACAAGCCAACGTCATCACGACGTTTTTTTCCGTTTACGATGATTCAAGATACTATGTGTTTTCAAAGGATTCAAATTCGGATGCGATTGTTAAAGTGTCGGACACGGAACACAACATCGGTTATTGTCCCGCGAAATCATTCATCAAGACAACCACAAATTCAAAAAACAAATTCAAACGTCGTGTGGCGTTTTCATCGGCATTGTCGAAATTGGAAGATTGGACAATGTTTGACATCTTTAGAAACTATGTGGATCATTACGCGCCCTTCCCGGTAACGGAAGCACCGCGCCGAAAATGTCCCAACAACGATTGTCAGGACGGAAAGGTTTCGGAAGAAGTGATCACCGATCCGGGATCCGGAGCAACGAAAACCATTTGGTCGGATTGTCAAGCGTGTGGCGGGGTGGATAACGGTCAACATATTTTTCCGGGAACACACATCGGAATCAAAGTTAATCCGGACAAATCGTTGAACGACGGATCCGGGATGTTCAAAATGATCTTTCCGGAAACGGACAAACTGAAATACATTCCGGAAAAGTTGGATGATTTGGAATTGGAAGTTCGATTCAAAACGGTAGGCGTTAACAACATGAATTCGGAATCGTTTAACGAATTACAAGTCAAAGGATCGTTTGCATCGATGGAAACAATTTTGTTGCGCACCAAATCGGAACTTGATGAATTATACAGATGGATTATCAAAACCGTTGGCCGTTCGATGTATTTGAATTTGACGGTTTCGGTGGATTCGAATTTTGGAACGGAATTCTATTTGGTTTCGGAAGATGACTTACAAAAACGATTCGACACGGCGAAAAAAATTGGTTTACCGGTTGAAGAACAATTCAATCTTTACAAACAATTAGTTGAAACAAAGTATAAAGGCAACGCGAACAAGATGGAACGTGTTTTGATGTTGCTCGATTTGGATCCATACCCGATGCAATCCATCGATGAATGTATCAAATTGAAAGGCGCGTCCGTGTTGGATGATTTCCAATTATCATTTAAAGTGAATTTTATCAAATTAATTTCTAAATTTGAAACGGAAAACACAATCATCACGGAATTCGCAAAGAATCTTGAATATTACCAACGAATTGAAATCATTGAAACAACGTTGACGACATACAATCAAGAAATGATCGATGCGAAAAACAAAAGAAATGAAAAGGCAATCCCACCAACCCCGGAAGTAATTAAGTAACCAAACAATAATTAAATAAACAAAAACAATGAATCAAATCAAATCAAACAGACATTCACAAGCGGTGTCGGAAGTGGAAAAACTTGATGCAAATCAGGTTGGAAAAATGAAAGAATTTATCGATCCAAAGGATGCGGATCAATACCATGTCGCCTTGGTGAAGATATTCGACAGACCGGGACAACCGACAAACGATGTGAAAATCGTTGTTCAGCATTTCAACGCGCCCGGATTCAAGAAAATTGAATCTAATTTCATGTATCATGGTTACCAAAAAATCATCGTGTTGCATGATCCCACACAACCAATCGAAGGAATGGCGGTTTCCACAACGATCAACACCGGATCGAACGATCAGTCAGCACCGGCGAAAACGGAAGCGGAAATCGAAGCAATGATCGAAAAGCGCGCACAAGAAAAAGCGAATCAAATGATCGCCGATAAGAAAGCCAACGAAACCGACACAACCGACACGGATGAAGAAGGTGAAAAAGAAGTTGAACAAGATAAACACGCGTTGTCACCATTCCATTTTGGGGAAACGGTGAACGAAATGAAAGCATTCGCCGAAAAACATAAGATCGAATTATCCGGTTTGAAGAAATCGGCGGAAATTAAAGCCGTTTTGATTACATGGTACAATGAAAACCGTGAAGCGATCGAAAACGGGACATACCAAATCCAAGAATAAACAAAACAAATACTAATCCATAAAAAGGGAAAAGATGGAAATTACAAAAGAACAAATCCAAGAAGCGATCACGAAAGATCCAACGATCATTGAGGTAATTTTGCCAACGGTCATTGAATCCGAGGTCGGGAAAAAGTTAGTGGAAAACAAAGCCAATTTGATATTCACCGAAAAGATCGGTGAAGAAATCAAAAAAGTGCATCAACGTTATGATGAAGATCTTTTCGAAGTTTTGGGCGTTCGCGCCGGTACGGGTGAAGATGGCGCAAAGGAAAAGACGTATGAAGTGGCGCGCAAAATGTACGGCCAATTAAAAGAGTTGCAAGGCCAAAAAGAATCATTGTCCAAGGATGTAGAGGTTCAAAGACTGACCGGCGAAATTGAAAAACTAAAATTGGAAGGTGGCGGAAAGCACATCCAAGGTGTTTTTGATCAAGCCAAATTGCAATGGGAAACCGAACGTCAAGGATTCGTGAAGCAAATCGGCGACACGAAAACCGAAACGGAATCATTCCAAAAAAGAACGGACATCAAATCAGCATTGAACCAATTGAAGTTCAATCCGGACACACCGGAATCAGTTAAAACGATGATTTTAACAAATGTTGAAGAAAGTTTGATAAAAAATTCTAAATTTGAAAACGGAAAGTTGGTGTTTGTAGATCCGGAAGGGAAACCGATTATCAACCAAACATCCTACGAACCCAAAAATCCACTTGAAATGTTGATGTCCTTGGATGCGATCAAAGACATCACGTTGAAAGATGATAAAAAGCCGGGCGGAAACGCACAAGCGGAAATTCACGGATCAATTAAGACCATTTCGATCGAAGGGAAAGACGAACAAAGTTTGATTTTACCGGAAGGATCATTCAAATCAAGATCAGAATTCAATGAAGTAGCGCAAAAAGCGTTGTTGGATTCCGGGGTGACGCGAAAAGATCCAAGATGGAACGCCTTGTTGAATAAGGCGTATAAAGAAAACAAAGTTGATACATTACCGGCAAAATAAAAATTTTGTTTAATCCCTAATTAATTAAAAAATGAGTTTATTAGCTACTTATTTACAGGACATCAGAGTTCAATATCCGTCCAACTTGGATCGTGATGAACTTAGACGCACAAACACCGGTTTGTTGAATGCCGTGATCGAAATGACCGACGCGCCGAATTCAATTGTTTCACCGGATTTGATCACCAAAGCCGAATCAAGTCAAGCAAGAAACCTTGACATCCCGGTAATGACAAAAGGAGCCGTGACCATTTCGAACGCTCGTTCATGTACGATCACCGGAAGTCAAAGTGAATCGGATCTTTATCGTGTGGTTTGGAAAACGGTTTCGGCAAATATCTTGATGGTTCCATCTCAATATGAGAAAAACGAAATCAAATATTTGTTCGATCTTCAAAAGAAAATGGCGGATTTGGTTGAAGCCTTTATGGTTGAAATGGAAAATGATTTGGACACCGCGTTCGATGCGAACAAATCACAAGTGTATGGATCGCCAATCGTGGGAACAAAATATACATTGGCGGGTTCGGCGTTACAAGTGACACCGGCCAACCTTGATTTTTTCTTCAATGATTTGGATCCAATCAATTTCGCGGATGATTTCAACGCGCCGACAATCCGAGTGATCGCGAATCATGTGGTGATGTCAACGGTGAACAAATACATCAACCAAGGTCAATCGAATTCGGCCAACACAATGTTCCAATATTTCAACAAGAATTTCACATATTCAAACAGAATTTCGAATGGTGTTGGAAAATTGGCAACGGGTTATTTCATGCCGGATGGATCGGTTGGATTATTAACGCGTGTTGACGTGGATTCAAGAATGAACCATGTGGCAACCGACGGAACGGAATGGCGTGAAGAAACCATCCCGGGAATGCCGTTCCCGGTTGGGATCCAATACAAATCAAAATGTGATGATCAATCCGCGTTGGAAGCGTCCGGCCTTGGACACTTAACATCAACACTTGTGGAGCAATATCAAATATCTTTTGATTTCGCGATTGTGGTTCCGTTCAACACGGATTTGGCAACCAAACCAAGTTCGATTCGTAAGTTCGAATTTATTCCATAAGAAGTAAAAAGAATCTTAAAAACAACCAACGCCGTTTTGATCCGATAAGGGGTTGAAACGGCGTTTTTTAATTCAGATAAATTATGTTTAAATCAACAGAGGTCGCGCCGGCCTACGAACATTTGATCGGGTGGCGACAACATTATAATAATTCAATTGTTTTGCCGTCATCGTTAACCACTACGGACACGGGTGAATATTTTCAACAAAAGCACCCGGCCTTAGATCTTGCGATCATACAAACGTTGATTCCGCCGACAATGGATTTGAATGACTATTTGAAAAACACGGTCACGGATGCCACCAATGAAATGTTCAATGATGTGTTACAATACAGACAATTGAACAAACACGGAAAAACGTTATTGGAACAATCGGTTTTATTGAATCGTTACGGATGGACATCGGATGTGATCACCAACCAAAGTCGATTCGTTGGGATGCAAATACGCACCAAGGATTTGACCGGGTTGCAATCGGTGATCAATGAAATCGGGTTGCAGTTTGTCGGATCGGAATCGTTCAAATTGTATTTGTTCCATTCATCCAAAACCGAACCGCTGAAGGAAATCGATGTGACGACAACCGGAACCGGATGGTCATGGATCAAAGCCGACATCGAATTGTCATCGTTCAAATCATCGGAATATTACGGCGGTGTTTTCATTTTGGGATATTACCAAGACGACTTGAATTCGAACGCGATCAACTACACTTCATTCAATTGGGACATCGGTGTTTGTTCGGGATGCAATGACAATCACGTTGGCGTTTGGAAATCGATCGGAAAGAATTTCCATGTTTATCCGATTTACGTTCCGATGGGATCTTATACGACGGGCGAAATGTTCGACATGAATAAGGCGATTTACACGAATTCACAATCCTTTGGTTTGAACTTTAAATTTTCGGTGCGTTGCGATTTGACGGACTTTTTCATCCAAAACAAATTCGTATTCAAAAACTTATTGGCGTTGAAAGTGGTTCATAAGATCTTGAATGACATGAAATTCAGTCAGCAAATAAACGCGATTGAAGCAAATATAAAAATGATGATCATCCGGGATTTGGAAGGGGACGTGGACACCAAGTTGACTAACATCCCGACGCAATACACCAAGGAATTGCAATCGGTATCGTTCAACATGGCCGGGATCAATTCCCGTTGTTTGGAATGCGAGGATGTAAGTTATTCACCAACGTTCGGAGTGGTTTAAATCATGGAAATATTTAAAAGACAAATCAAGTTCATTGAAGATTTCGAAGTTCAGTTGCACGCGCAATTGGAATTCGCGATCCGTGAATTTGATTTTGTTATTAAAGATTATGTGATCAACAAACAGTTGTTCCGTGAAGGAATGGACGGTGACGGTGAAAAACTTCCGGGATATAAACGAACCACGATTCGTTTGAAGATCATCAAAGGTGATCCCGCCGATCGTATGACGTTACGCGATACCGGTGAATTCTATTCCCATATTCAGATTGACGCGTTCAACGATCGTTTTGAAATCACATCCAATGTCGATCACGATGTATTTATCCTATCACGATTAAAAAAACAAGGACATCCGAACATTTTGAAGGTAACGGATGAAAACATCATCGAGTTTTTAAGTAATTATTATTTACCAAAATTAAAAGAGTATGTCAATAAGCAATTTGCAAAATAGAACAATCACCATCGGAACCCCGGTTGAAGTGGAATCCGCCGTGAACGACATCCGAACGGTGTTGATGAACCTTCCGTGGATTGATCGCCCGTATTTCATCGCGCAACGTTTCTTTAAAACAGAAAATGGACGTTCGTTCATTTATCCGGAAACCTACGCACCGGACAAACCCGGATCAAGAAATTACCAACGCGTCACCCCGGACAACGATTATTTGGGTTCGTTTTTCTTTTTAGTGGGATCCGGAAAACAAAAAGAATTTTCAGCGAATCAATACAATTATTTGAATTATCCGGTTTCGATCATCTTTTCGGTGAACTTGGATTTGATCGATAAGGCCAAATTGAACGACGGGTTGTTCACACAAGAATTGATCCGTGATGCACGACGTTTATTGACAACCACGATGACGAATCACGAATTCGAATACACGTTACAAAGTGAAACGCGGGATGTGCGTGAAGTGTACAAAGAATTTTCGATGAATGAGATTGAAAAATTCAACACCGCGCCGATGCAATGTTTCCGCATTGATTTATTATTAACTTTACAAGAAGATTGTAATTAAAATTAACCATTAAAAAACAAGAAAATGTCAACAAAAACAAGAAAAGAAACGATCAAAGATGTTGTAGGAAATGCGGTTTTCACGTCCAACATCGACAAAAAATCATTGGAAGCGTTATTGATCAACATGAAAAATTACGATTCCTTTGAAGCAACCTTGACACAATCCGTGGCGGGTGCATACACATTAAGCAATGTAAAATCAAGAATCAAAGGATTGTCGCCATCGATTGCGGAAGATCAGGTCGGAATCACTAATTTACAATTCATCAATGAGGAAGTTGGTGAAGAAGTGATCGCATTCCCGGCCAACAAAGTGAAATGTTTTGTTTCAAGCGCGGACATCGATGGTGAATTCACATCCGGAATTTTTTCGATGGGACGTTTTGACAACGACAATGTAAAAATTGGAAACCTTAATTCGATGACGCAAGTTTATCAAAGGGGTTTTAAATTGGATATTGAAATCCGAGTTTACAACGATTAATTATGATGATACAAACAATTTTAGTGGTTTACGGACTCTTATATTTTATCGATTCCTTATTCGATAAATGGAACACATGGGAACGAATCGCGGAATTTGGATCAACGGCAAAACATAAGTTTATTTACGACTTATGTTTTTGTCGTTTTTGCTTAATGTTTCACCTTGCGTGGATGATCACAATCCTTTATGGCGCGTTTTCATCGTTTTCGTTTGATTTGGTGGCCGTTCCGTTCGTAGTTAGTGGATTAACCCGTTTAATAGAAAAAAGATGATTTACACGCACGGAAAACACGAAATTGAATTATTCGATTCAATACACAATTTGCCGATCCTTAGATTCCAACGTTTCAACAAATATCAAATGATCGCTTGCGAGGTGGGAAACACCTTGTCGGATTACGATCAAAGGATGTCCAAGGCGTTACAGTTCATGCAAAAAGGAATGAAGGATGAAGCGATTCAAGAACTTGAAAATTGCCGTCAAACGGTATTCAACGCGCTGAATGAATTCACGCCGTCCGGAAAATCATTCGCCATGTTAGTCAAACGGATTGACGGGAAGGTGTACGATACATTTTCACCGGATGATTTGGATCGTTGTTTGATCCATTTGGAACAAATCGGATTGGGAACGGCCGACGCAATCGCTAAACTTAGGGAAGTAAAAAAAAAAATCGAAACGGAATTGGTGGTTTATTATCCCGTCTTTTTTCCAAAAAACGGAAATAAGGAACAAACGATTTTAAGGGTGAAACGGATGAACGTGTTGTTGGATCAGGTGATCGAAAACCGGGAAGATCCAAGCGATGAACTTTTTGATGTTGAAAAAGAAATATTAGAAAACGATAAACCGAACATTTGGAATGTTTGGAAAACCGGGAACATGGAACGTGTGTTGGAAGTGGATTTCCAAAAGTTCGCAATTTCCGTAATGAAACACACCGGTCAAGTGTTGGACAACATGACAACATTTACATTTTATGCGTCGGTTGATTTGTTGAAAGAAGAAACAAAAACAAGTAAAAAAAGATAACACATGGAAAGCGCGGTTTTTAAATACAGTGATTTTTTCGATGATGATGGCGGATTAAAAAAGGTCAAAGAAGATTTCGAAAAGTTAGGTGAAGAATTGATCGGTGAAGCCAAAAAGATCAAAAAAGAAGTTTCGGCCAATCTGAATTTTGACGACGTTGAAGCGATGACGAAAACGGAAGCCAAAGTGGAGGACATCACCAAGGCGTTTCAGGAATACGGAACCGCGAAAAAATCGATCATCAAGATTGAAAAAGAAATGGAAGATGCGTTGAAATCACAAGCCAAAGTGACCGATAAAAACACAACTTCCGTGGCGGATAATGCAACGGCCATCGAGAAACTTCAAATCGAATTGGAACAATACAAAGTCGCCGTCAAGGTAACGAACCAATTGGAAAAACAAGGAACGGTGACCATTGAAGAAGCAACGATCGCCCGTGGACGTGCCAAAGAAGAAATGAAACGCCTTTCAAAAGAAATCGCCTATCAAACCAAATTGGAACAAGCCAAAATCCTAATTGAAAAAAACGAGGTGAAAACCTTGCAAGATGTCCGGGATCGAATGTCGGCGTTGCGGTTGGTTGTTCAATCCTTGGACTTTGAAAAAGAAGCGGATAAGGTAAAAGCCTACAACGATGAAATCAATGAATTGACGGATGTTCTTTCCGATAATAGTGATCAGTTCATTCAAAACAAAATCAATATTGGCAACTATGAAGAAAGCATCAAAAAAGCGTTGGACAGTTCGGACTTATTCAAAACGAACATCACCGTCATCGATGGTGCGTTGTCTAAATTTTCCGAAACGTTATTGATCACGAGCAAACAAGCCGAAGAAATGGAAAAAGCGTTGGACAACAATTCATCCGCCTTGCAAAAATTCCAAGTGTCATTCGGAAAGATGAACGGCGCGTTGAAAGCGTCGGTGATTGGTGTGGTGATCGTGGCGTTGGCCGCTTTAGCGTCAATGTTTGGAAGTACGCGTAAAGGCGCGGTGAACATGGAAAAAGTAACACAAACACTATCGACAACCATCACCACTTTTGGTCAAGTTGCCAAAGCGGTTTTCGTGGACGGATTTAAAGCGTGGTTTTATGCCATGACCTTTCAGTTTGGAAAGGCGAAAGATTCGGCCAAAAAAGCCATGTCGGAAGTTGAAAAAGCATTTTTAAACGGGGCGGATGCAATCGTTAAAGGGTTGGAATATATCGATGAAGCGTTCAAGATTGAAGATCAGGTGCGCGCCTTGAATCGGGAATTGGAAAAGACAAACGGTGTTTTAACCATGATGCAAGCCAAAGCCGATGACGCGACACGATCACTTCAAACACAATATTTCTTTAGTCAACAAGCGCGGAAAGAACAAGAAAAATCCTTTGCGACACAAAAGCAAATCGCCCAATTACAGTTGGAAGCGGTGAACAACCGGATCCGTCAAAACGCTATCGCCAACAATCAAGAAGCCGACTTTGTGCGTAACGCGGGAACCGGACTTGCATTCGCTGAAAAAGTGCAACAATTAGCACAACAAAGAGGTTCGGATTTAGCCATCGACAACGCGTTGATTGAAGAACAATCGAATCTAATGATCGAGATCCAACGAATCGAAAACGAAACGGCGGTCGCCCGTTATGAGAATTCAAAACAACAACGTCAAATCAACCAAGACATTTTCGAACAAAACTTGGATCTTATGATCGATGTGATCGATGTACAAAAGAATTTATCGGAAGCGTTCGTAAATGATACCACTAAAAACGTAAAAAAGAGAATCCAAGAATTCGAACGTTTCTTGGAACAATTCCGTCAAAATGCTGAAGATGAATTGAAAGAATTCAATATCCTATTTGCCAAACAAGCGAAATCACTTGGTGAAAACGCGCCGAAATTCGACATCACATTCGATGAAGCCGGGAACGCGAAAGTGTTTTTGGACGGTGTGGAATTATCCATTGATCAAACCGTTGGTAAAATCAAGGAGTTAAACAAACAATTACAAAACGCCGGCATTGCGGAAATACCGATCAACCGATTCCGTGAATTCTTGGTGGAACTTCAAAACGGGAAAAGGGATTTTGACGCGTTGGGTGTATCGGTTGCCAACCTGACAACCAAGTTTATTGAAATGAAAAACAATTTCGCGGTGACAAAGTTGGAAGATTCCAACCTGAAACGAATTTCCGATCGGATCCGCGAGATTAGCCAAATGAATTTGGAAGCCATGCCACGACGACAACGATTGAAGTTGATCAAGGAAATGGAAGCGTTGGAAAAAGACAAAGAAAACATCTTAAAAGACGGTGATTTGCAACGTAAGGAAAACCGGGTTCAAGCCATCACGCGTGAATTGCGCGCCGTGCGTGTTCAGTATGTGAACGGTGAATTGGTATTGCAACGGGTGATCCAAAAAGGATCGGAAAAAGAAGTGGAATTGCATCAGGAACGCGCCAACCTACAACGCGAAATTCAAGAAGGGATCACGGAAGATCGTGTCAAAGCGATCGAAGAAGAAAACCGCCGTGTTGAAGAAGCCTATCAACGTTTTGTCGAAAACGTGCGAACGGTGATCAATTTGGTATTGGACAAGGTGTTGGAAATGCAACAAAAATTGGTGGATCAACAACAAGAAATGGTCACCAAACAAGGTGAAATGGTTACCAAACAAGAAGAAAGGGCGCGTGAAGGATTGACAAACACATTGGCATTCGAACAAAAAGCATTGGCGCAACGGGAAGCGGATTTGATTAAATCGCAAAAGAAACAAGAACGATTGGAAAAAATCAAGGCGTTGTGGACATCCTATTCGTCTTATGCGGATAAAGAAGAAGATCCAAATCAAGCATTGTTCAAAGCCTTGCGTGACTTTGCGATCTTGGAAAGCATTTCCGCGTCGTTCGGTGATGGTGGGGTTGTTGAAGATCGATTGCCATCCAACGGAATTTTCCGTGGACAAAGCCATCAAGGGAACCAAGGCGGGATCCCGATTTTGGTTGAAGGCCGGGAAGGGATATTCAGCGCACAAGAAATGGAAAACCTTGGAAAAGATAATTTCTATAAAATGAAGGACATGGCATCGATGGGAAAAGTCGATTCGAATTTCTTTTCATCGCAACGAAAAAAGTTCGTGAAAGCATCGCCGGGAAGATCATCAAGTCCGGAACTGATTCACGAAATGCGGGAAGTGAAAAGGGCGATCGAATCCAAGCCGGTTCAAAATTGGGAAGTGTCCAAGATTGCCGACGGTGTGATGACTTTGGTAGAAACCACGATCACGAAAAACAAGACGACACGGAATCATTTTAAAACACAAAAACCACGATTATAATGGCGAATGTTAGACAGTACATAAATAATCAGGATTTCGGCGAATCGAGGGAATACCGGGATTTAAAGATTTCAATTGATTGGAAGGAAAAGAAAGAATCCGGCACGGTTAACGTGTCGGAATTGTCGTTTGTGGACAAAGCAAACGAGTATCTACAAAGACGGATCGTGGACGGAATGACCGGTGGCGTTGGAATCTTTGAAGGGGAGCCATTTAAGATCGTGGTATCGGAACAAGGTTCACCAAATTACGAGTTCAACGGTTATTTGGATTTTACCACGGATTTGACCGTGATCGGCGGTGAAGAAATAAAATGTCAGGTAAAGAAGGAACACGGTGAAGATTGGTTGAATGATGTGGCGGATGGTTTTTCATTCGCTTATTTGTATGACCTTGGAACGATCACCAATGGCGATTTCAAAAAGATCCCGTATGTGATCAACTACATCCCGGACGGAATGCAATTGATTGTTTTGTCGATGTCTATTTACATGATGACAAAAGAGATCATCGAAAACATTCAGGAAATCGCTGAAGCCATCGGCGCAATTGTGGACGCGTCAACCCCGGTGATCGGGGTGTCGGTTGGATTCGGCGCGGGTGTGGTTACGGCGTGGGATTTAGGAAATTTCATTTGGGCATCGATTAAGGTTGTTGCGCGTATCGCCTACACAATCGCCATGTTGATCGCCATCAAAAATTTGATCGAAGCCTTATTCGAACAACTATTGCCGAAAAAAAGAAATCATCTTGCAATGTCATTTCAGCAGTTAACGGAAAAAGCGTGTCAACATTTGGGGTTACAACTACAATCACAGTTATTGCAAGGAAAGCGGAATTGGTATCACATCCCGCGAAAAGATAAAAAAGGCGGTGAATCAGGTGAACGCGGTTTTCCTTCCCTTAGTGAGCCGATTTACACGTTCGGTGATTTGATCCGGGTGATGAAAAGAATGTGGAACGCGGATTTCAGGATTCACGACGGCGTTTTTTACTTTGAAAGACGGGATCAATTCCGTGTGGTGGGCGGTTATGTATTGCCATCGTATTACAACAACCAAGAACGATTGTTGCAACAAGCCAAATTCAACACAAATGAAATCGTTGCGAATTACAACATCTTTTGGAATTTCGACATCCAAGATCAAAACACCTTGGATGATCAAAACGGACGTGTATTCCAAGCGATCACCACACCGATCACCAAGATCAATGAAAATTTCGTGACCATTAAAAACCTTGCGCAAATTGACCTTCCGTTTTCACAAGGAAAAGAAAAAACCGAATTGACGCAAGTGGAAAAGATCTTGAAATCACTTGGAAAGATTGCGGATGATTTGACCGGGATTTTCGGCGGTGGAACCAACTTTGCAAGTCGGATTGAAAACCGGATCGGATCGTTGTTGTTGTCATCCCATTTCCTGACAATTGGAAAAGTGGTTGTGATGAATGGCGATAAATTGGCCAACGATCAACGCGGGTTGTTGCGTGCCAAAAAGTTATGGGATGAATACCATTTCATCAATTCATTTGCCGAAATCAACGGTGAACACAATCAATATTTATTGTATGCGGATCAACGGATCCCGATGACGTATGCAGAATTTAACGAATGTTTGCGGAACAACTTGTTCAACGATGATCAAGGGAATGAAATCGAAATCGAATTCGTGGAATATTTACCGTATGACGGAAGCGCGGTTGTTAATTACCGATTAAAAAGAAAGTACACCAACAATTTAAAAATCGAATATGTCGAATAAAAATCAAAACCTTTTGGAGCAAATCACGCAATTGCAAGGACTGTCAAAGACGTTGACCGAAAAAGTAAACGTGGACATGAATATAATGAATTTGACCATTTCCGGGGTGATGGATGGTGTCCCGGAAAAAGACCGTGGCGAAATTGAAAAATTAAACGCTAACATCAATAAAATTATAACTTTGTCAAAACAAGGGCGACAAACGGAAGTTCAGCAAATCATTAATTCTTTACAAAATGAGTGTAAAAATAAAAAATAGGCAATACGAAAACTTGTTCAAGTTACCGTCCGAAACCATCAACCCGGATTGGTTGATCGGGAACACGGGTGATTGGATCGATGCGGTTTTTGATATGGAAGTCGGGATCGATTTTGTCGCCACATCGGCGGAACCGTTAATGATCAACTTTGAAGAAAGGACAATCAAGATAATGAACGGGCGAAAGTGGGGCGATTACGGTTTTGATATTAACCGAACAATCAAAATGACCTACACACGGACAATCACACCCGTTGACGGTGATCCGGTTGTTGAAACGGAATTGTTTGATGTAGTAATTGAAAACCTTTACAATGACACGTTGGTTTATGAAGATAACGCGAACATTTTATTGATCGGATTCGAGATCATCCCAACGGATCGTGGAACGGAAAAGATTCACGCCGTTAAATTATACGATGAACGCGCCACGGAAGGTGTCCGGATGAAATACGGCCATATCAACAACGCGGATGTCACATCGCACAACCCGCAGTCGTTTATTGATGGCACGACAACGGAAATGATTTATGCGGGTTTGAATTTGATCACCGATGATTCATTCAAGGACATGGAATTCATCAACTTACAATCGGGAATGTCCATTGAAAGCGCGAAAATTAGAAAGGTATCGGCGGGCGGTGATGAAAATGTCGAATATTCGATCGCCGACACGGGTGATATTTATCTGACATTACCGAATAATTGGCAAAGTGTCGGACAATCCGTTGCAATGACCACACCATCACCGGTTGCGCCATACCAAAACACGATCCGGATGAATTTCGGAAGTTCGGCGGATAGCGATCAAATGTTTTTGTACAATGCCGACTTTTCAGGACAACGAAATTTGGACATCCGCATCGGTACGATCATAAAAAACAATTACGGTGGCGGTGATTATAAAACACTTAAATTGTTGTTACATAAATTCAACGGCGGAACGGCGATGAATCATGTTTCTTATGTGGTATTAGATACGTATGTTGTCACCAACGGGATTCGTGGGTATCAATTGACGTATGACGACGTGATCACCATGACTATTTTGGAGGGTGAAAGTTACGCCATCGGTTACGCGTGGGAAATATCAAATCCAAGTCCGTTTTTGTCGCCGTCGGTACAATATCAAACCAACTTTGGAAGTGTTGAAGTGTTGGACATCGTGAATGATTCAAGTTACAAAACGAACTATCAAGTGAAATTGAAATTCATGTTGTCATCTGTTTTTGAAGATACACAACAAATGATCGATCGGGTGATTCCGCAAAATCTTTTCGATGCCAATTCATTAACCGATATTATTGACGTGTCGTTTTTCCCGGAATGGAACAACCCGAACACGGTGATAAAAAACGATCTTACTTTGTCGGAACGCCTTGGAAATACCGGTTGGTTTAATGAGAATTACAACGGACTGACAAATGATTTTGTCGTTAAGGGATTACGATATGAAGATGTTGCGGGATCACCGGTGTCCACCATCAGTTTCGGGAGTGACACCAAAGTAAAAGTCACCATCGGGAATGTGTTGAACTTGGTTCCGGATCAAACAAAAATATCTTACGGGTTCATGTGGATTCCAAAAGATGAAGAAGATTTCAAAGAGAAAACAACGCCGTTTTTCAAGAACACAAAAGTCAGTTCACCCAACACGCAAACATTCGCGCTTGGAACGACAACCGCCACCGTGTTCGATGGTTATTCCATTGACAACGCAAAGATGAATTCAAAAAATATCATCGTGACGCAATTCGGCGATGATCTGAAAATCGAATTCACATTATCACCAACACCGGATTTCTTGCAGTTTTTCCAAAACAAGGATGATGATGATCGTTTGTTCGCGTTGTGGGTTTCGGTTTGTGATTCTACCTTAGTGACGAATTTCAGCGATCGTGTGAACATTCTTTTGGACGTTCAACAAATGGATGTGAACATCCCGGTTCAAGGTTTCTTGGAAGGGGTTGTGAATAAGTTCGTGGAACATCCGCAAGCGAATGACGTGACGGGCGTGGATCTTTATGATGGATTCATTGAAGATGACATCTTATCAAGAAGTAATTTCCAATTAAAGCGAACGGAAAAACTAAATGCGATCACCTTTGGTTTTGAGGTGGAAAACATCACATCCGGTGACACGTATGTTCTTGAAAGGTTTTCAGCGAACACGACGGCGTTCCCGGATCTTAATGGTGTGCGTGAAATCGACTTGAATCAAACCCGTGGTTTCCTTCTTCCGTTTGACAACAATAAAAATTGGGTGAAAGTGGTTCGCGATCCAGGAGCCGACACGGATGAAAAGATTGGTTACATTTCTTATTTCGGATCAAAGATTCGTTGGGAAGATTGGTTGCAACGTCAAGGTGTACCGGGTGAATTTTACGATCCGACAAAACCAAACAACGGGTTCAATAATAATTGGTTGGATTATTTACGAAACGGAACGAATCACCGCATCAACTTTTTCATTTTGTTTGACATCGATCGAAGCGGAACACCCGCCCGTTTGAAAAATTCGTTCAACCTTACTTTTTCAGGATATGACGAAAACGAAATCATTGACGTTGAACACAATTATAGAGATCCGGACACCAACACGTTGTTGAACATTGGCACGGATGAAGAAACCGGCGATCCGTTGGGTGTTATTTTAAGCAATAAGAAAACGAAAATCGAAATCATTTACACCAAGACGGACGGTGATTTTGACATTGGGAACGTGTATTGTTCGACATCGATGGAAGTTTATCAAGGCGGTGGCGAAATGCAACACCATCAAATTTCGTCAATTTGGACACATGATCAAGGCGGTTTGTTGATACCTTTGGAAGATGAAACCCGATTGAAAGTGGAACAAATCGCAACCAATAAGATCCGGGCGACGTGTTTGGTGGACAACGAACAATTGGAACAAGTTCAGAAATATAAAATCACCGGTCGCATCGGGTGTTTTTTGAATACCAACGGGATCCCGATCAACACAAGAATTTATGACGCGTCACAATATGAATCTAATTATCAGTAAAAAATGGACAATTTAAAAGCACTAAAAACACAAGTTGACACCGTGATCCCAATCGGGGGCGGTGTCGCATCGGTAACAACGGCAAACCACAACCCGTTTGAAAAAGCAATCATCGACACCGTGGGAAGATATACGGGTTTTCCGTTTTATTCACAACGATCACCCACGGCGGGTGAAATACCTTATGGATCATTATATTGGAATGCGAACGCCATGAATCGAAACGATTCGCCGTTTGAAATCTTTGTCAGCAAAAAGACGGTGGATGGAAATGAAATCAGTCGCATTTTGAGTTTGTTAAGCGTGGGCGACATGATCAAATTCAAAGACTTTTTGGGACGGACAACCACGTTGGAATTCAAAGGATATGAAGAAGCGATGGACGTGACGGATTTGGTGTATTATAAAATTTTGGTGATCGGCTATCCTGAAAATACAGATTACGCGTATCAGGTAGGCGAAAACGAACCGTGCATGATTGAGTTTATAACCTTGATGAACCAAAACAATAAAATCGTTCATGTGGAAATCGATTCGGAAAGTATCGGAACCATCCAAGAACAATTGGTTTCCATTATAAACACAATAAGCGGATTCGAACAAAAGCCGGATGAAAATTATGTATTCACAATAACGGACACCGCCACGACTAAAAAAGCACAATTCTTGTTTAACGCCGGAAAGGGTTTTTGGGGTTTAGACGGAACGCCGGTTGAAGAAGCGAATTTCACACAAATATTGCAAAACGGAATCCCGATGACGGGAACGGAAGCCGGATTTCCCGTGACGGGAAACATCACCACAAGTTCTTTTACGGCTTTTTCATCGCAATCAACAATGTTAATTGGAACGGGGAACGCTGAAGCGGATTTAGATACTAGTGATGAATGTAGTTGGATAGGAACCCATATTTCCGAAGTTGTAAACGCATCCACGATTAGTTCAAGGTCACAAGTGACAAATAGTTTTGCATCATTAATAACACGTGTAATTAAAGAGGAACCGGATGCGTATGTTGAAGTAAATTCAAACAATAACGGACTTTCCGGGCGTGGTTTGGTTGGCGCGGAGGATTTTACGGAAAATATTCAATCTTTAGATTATACGCAAAAAAAATATGTGGACGCAAAGGTTCCATTTAAAGTCTTTTCGGCATTGGTAACACAAACAGGAACATCAGATCCGACGGTTGTTGAATTGCAAAACACATTAGGCGAAGTTATTTTCACTAGATTCGAAGAAGGGACATACAACATCACATCCGACGGATTGTTCATTGAAAACAAAACAACATTCACGATCGAACCTTTAAGTATAATTTACAACATGGTCGGCGGTGTTGCGTATGTGAATAGGGATTCAACGAATGAAGATATGTTCACGTTATACACAACGAATTTAAGTTCGGGATTAGGTATTGACGACTATTTGAAAGGAACGTTTGTTGAAATAAGAGTTTACAACTAATGAAAGCGTATTTCTTATTTACAAATGACTTGTTTCAAAACGGGTTTTTTGGCGGATTGACGGCATTACGTTTAAAGTCGTATAAGATCGATAACGTGGAAACATTGACCAATGATTTTTTGACGGATACACAAAGTATTTTGTCGATGCCGATCACGGATTTCGATTATTGTCAAGCGGATGAATTTGGGGTGAATATCACCCCAAACACCGATCCGGCACAAGCCAATTCATTTAATCCGTTCGCGAAAAGTTTCCTATTGGATTACCCGCTAATTTCAGGAATGGCGCGCGGGTTGCCAACGGGAACGACAACCGGGCGTGATTACGGATCCGGGGTGTTGAATTTTGGGGTGGATAAACCGATTGTAAAGGCCGGTGAAGGATTAATGGTTGAAGGGGATCCATTCGAGATTGCGCCGTATTTCTTGGAAATCGATTTTTCAAAATCATTGTATATCGAATTTGATTTGGTAAACACCATTTTAACCGAGGGCAGTCCCTATGAACAACCTTATGTGATCCAAACGTATGTGATCAAATGGGATAAGGCAAAATGCAAAAAGGAATATTACATCATCGATCAACGGGCAACGAATCCTGACGGCCAACCCGGTGTTTTATTTGACATCACTTATTTGGGTTTCCTTTCCGGGGTGACGAAAACAAATTTTGAAGATGATCCATTTTTAAACATCGAATGCGGAATCGATTCAAGTTCATGTGACATCCAAGAACGATCACGTTCCTTTGCGATGTTCGTGAACATACCACAAGAACAAGAAGATCCGGACGCGGTGTTCAAAGAATGTTGTTATCACCATTATATTTTTGCGGATGTCAACACCACGGAAGATTTCCGAAACGATTATTCCGGGTTTTATCACCAACGCCAATTGTCCAATGAAACGTGTGACTTTGTTTTGTTGCACATGGAAACAAACACGGAATATGATTTGGATGACAACACGTTCGGCCAATTTTTTGATTTTGGTTTCTTCCCAACCAATCCAATGATGAAAGGTTTTTTGGTACAATGGAAAAAAGTGTTGACCGATATTGGTGAAGGGAATTTCAAGGTGATCAAACGACAAACGATCGTGGGATTGAATTTTTCATTTCCATCGATCACCTTTACATTGCGACAATTTTCATCCATGATGGCCGATAAGACAACCCGGATTGATGTGGTGATGAACGGAAGGTTGGAAAACGGGAATTTGGATTTCACCGGTTTGAATTGGAAACATTCGATGCGCGTTCCGGGGTTTTTCGGTCGCCGTGAACCATCGTTGGAAGAAGATAACATCGTGAACCGTAATTTTGAAAAGCGTCAAATTTCAATGAAACAAGCCAACGAATATAAGTTCCAAACGAATTTGATTCCGGATTGTTTAACCAATGAAATATTTGATTTTATGATTTACGCCAATGATATTTTTCTAAATGATTACAATTTGAACAATCATTCGTACAAGTTTAGAAAATTTGGTGTTAAATTCGCATCAAACGAAGGAACCGGATATTTGACAACATCAAGAAAGGCGCGTTTGAATTTAACGTTCAATGATAAGTTTGACAATAACCTGAAAAGAAATTTTAAATAATACTAACCAAAAACCAAAAACCACATGAAGCAATTTTTATTCAATTTTACGAATCACCGGGATTTGTACGCCCTTACATTCACGCTTGGGGGCGTGATGGCAACAATCACCAACTTTTTCACCCACTACACACCACGCGAAATTTGCGGATTGTCAATCGGTTTGTGGTTGGTGGCTTTTTTGATCAACATGATCGACATTCACACCGGGATAAAAGCCGACACCAAACGAAAGAAGGACAAAGGCGAAAACTTTCAATTTGAATCCAAAAGAGGTTGGCGCGCATTCGAAAAGATCGGCGTATTCACGTTGATCATTTACGCCCTTTATCAGTTTGAAAAAGAAGTTGTCCGATTAGAACTTCCGGAAACACTTTCATCAATGTTGATGTGTATCAAGTTGGGCGCGTTTGCTTATGTGGTTTTGATCGAATTGCAGTCGATCGGCGAAAACGATGAAGCGCGTTTCGGAAAGAAAGGAAAGATCTTTGTTTTGTTGGATAACGTCATCGGGATTGTCAATGACGGTGTACTGTCAAAAGTGAAGGGATTGTTTAACGTTAAAAGTGAATAAAATGGAAAGCGTCATTGATATTGCGGAAAAGGAAATCGGTTATTCAGAAACGCCGATGAATAGTAACAAAACGAAATTCGGAAGTTGGTTTGGTTATGATGGTGTTGCATGGTGTGGAATGTTTGTAAGTTGGTGTTATTTCATGGCCGGAAAACCGCTTGGAAAAATCGGATTTACAAAAGGATTTGCGGGTTGTCAAACCGCCGTGGCTTATTTCGTTAAAAAGGAAATGATAACATTAAAACCGGTGAAAGGCGATATTGTTTTTTTTGATTGGAATTCAGATGGACGTTATGATCACACCGGAATTTTTAGTCATTGGATTGATCAAGAAAATTTCGTTACCATTGAAGGGAATACATCATTAAAAAATCAAAGCAATGGCGGTCAAGTGATGAAGCGAAACCGAAACAAAAAAACGGCCATATTTGTCCACATCCCGTAAAGCAAAACGAACATGAAAAACATCAAAGAAATACTTATTCGGAATTGGTTTGGTTTTGTAATAGCATTAATGATCTTATCACTGATGACTAACTGCAATTCTCGCCTCATTAATCAATTGGAAATACAAAAAGACAATATCACATCACTGCAAAAAGAAACGGCCACATATCGCCTTAAAAACGGCCAATTGGTTTCCTCGGTCAATACGTTACAGTTTGACAAAAGACAGTTGAACGATTTGGTGTTGTCCAAGGATCAACAAATGAAGGAAATCGCCAAACGATTTTCACAAATCAAAACGATCACCAAGGAAATCACCGTCACCAAGTTCGACACGATACAAATCCGATACGCCGAACCGGTTCCATGTGTATTTCAAAAGACGGACACCATCAAAAAGAAGTGGTATTCGTTCGCGTATGAATCCAACCAAGCCGGGATCGTGATCAAGGATTTCAAAACGTCGGATTCCCTGATTCATGTCGGCGGGACAAAACGAAAATGGTTGTTCGGAAAGACAACCGCCACGATGGACATCACTCACGCGAACCCACACGTTGAAACAAAGGCGGTGGAACATTATGAAGTCCCGGTGGAAAAAACATTTGTCGAAAAATATTGGATCAAAGAAATAGTGTCTTTTGTATTGGGTGTTTTAATTGCGAAATAATACTATATTTGTTGAAGGTTTTCCACAAAACCTAATCATGTAAATTTTGTTTGTTTGAATTAAGCCGTGTCAACTGATACGGCTTTTTCTTTTTGTTAAAATTAAAATAAATGAAAAAATGTTTTGCGGAAATAAAAAAAGATATACATTTGCAAGACAAACAAACGAAAACACATGGCGTTAAAAGACAAATTCAAGGCGTTGGCGGATCCTAAAAGCCAACTAATTTTCAAAAAGAAACAAACGGTCACCGTGTTCGGCGTTGACAATGCGTTGTTTCAGTACATGGAATATAAAGACGCGTATTTCAAACACAGATTCATTACATCATTAAACTAATTTTAAAAAATGGAAAAACAAAAAGAAAAAAAACCGGAATACATTATCGATGTGGACAAGGTGATTGAAAAGTACAATACCGACAACCCGGAAAAAAGGGAATTGACGCGGTTGGAATTGGCGCAACAAATCGGATCCAACAAACAAAGTTTCGTGAATTGGAAAACCGGCAAAACGCCAAAATGGGTTTTTTATGTATTAACGATTTGCGAGATTGGCGGTTTCAGGGCGGATAAAACCCCGATTGACATTGACAATGTAATTGAACGATACAATAAAAACAACCCGGACAAAAAGATTTCACAAGCCGACATCGCAAAACAAATTGGAGTGGACAAACAAAACGTTTCGGTTTGGAAACCAACAACCAAAAAGACAACGCCAATTTGGATTCATTGGGTTTCAAAACTTTGCGAGATAGGCAATTGCAACATTGACACCTTCATCATTAAAAACAATTCACATGAATAAGGTGTCATACAGTAAGAACGGCGGAACATGGTTCGCGTTGTTGGAAGAAAAAGTGATCACATTCAAATCCAAGGTTGGAAGATTGCATGACGAATTTCATTGGCGGATTGTTTCAAGTGTTGAAGCGGATTCATTTGGTGATTTGTTGATCAAGATGGGCGACAAAGGATGGATTGATTTGATAAATAAAAACGAATAACATGGCAACACTAACAAAAGCAACCGCGAAAAAAGTGACGTTCCGGGAGTTGTGCGAACAACCAGAAACAAAAGCCAAATTCAACGAAATGTTGGGTGAAAAAAACGGTGTTTCCTTCTTGGATTCCGCGATACGAATGGTTCAAAACCGACAAGACTTGGTGGATTGCGAACCGGAATCGGTATTGAATGCGGTTTCGGCCATCGCGTCACTTGATTTGATGATCGATCCGTCGTTCGGTCAAGCGTTTATCGATACTTATAAATTCAAAATAGGATTGCGTTGGTTTAATTTCGCACAGTTTCAAATCGGATATAAAGGACTTATTGAATTAGGCCATCGCACGAATTCTTTTTTGATCATCCACACGGACGACGTTCGCGATGGTGAATATAAATCGATCAACCGAATGACCGGCGAAATCGAATTCGAATGGAACAACGATCAGGACGCGCGAAAAAAACTTCCGGTGATTGGGTTTATTGCTTACTTTCAATTAACCGCCGGGTTTCGCAAATCGATGTACATGACCGTAAAGGAAATGCAAGATCATGGAAAAAAATGGTCAAAGAATTTCCGGGATAAAGACAAAGGATGGCAAAAAGATTTTGACGGAATGGGACGCAAAACCGTGTTGAAATTATTGTTGGATAAATACGCGCCGAAATCACGCGAAATGAAACGCGCCATTGCATTCGATCAGGCCATCATCAACGACATCCACGGGCAAAGTTTGAACTATATCGACAACCCGAACACAAAAGTCAAAGTCAATTTGGAAGATCAAAACAAAGCAGTCGAACGCCAACGAATTATTGATCACATTGAAAATTCAAAAACAATTCCGAGATTGGAACAAGTTTTCGAACACATTCCGGATGAAGAAATTCGGGAATTGTATGATCAGAAAATCATCAAGTTAACAACCAAAAAGAAATAATAATCAAACAAACAAAAGCATGAAACCAAACAACGAAATATTTTTCAGAGCGTCCGGAAACGGTGCATTGATGACCGACGGACGTGGAACCGTATTGACGGACAACATGAAAAAAGATTTGGAAGATTTCAAAACCAAGTTAAGAAACGGCGGAAAATTAACCGATCCGCAAAAACTGAAATTCGATGACTACATCAAACGCGAAAACGCGCCGTTTGAATTATCGGACACGGCCAAATCATTCGTCAAGGAAAATTGGTTGTGGTTGGAAAAAGGGTTTTATAAGGCATTGAAAACCGATTTCACCGACAAAGGAATCTTTAATGAAGAAGAAGGATTGTCATTGATGTCCCGTGTCCATGGTAACTTTTACAAGAAAAACACAACGCGAAAATACAAAGGGAATTTGACCGGTGAATGTGACGTGGAATTCAAACAAGGAACAACGAAAATTATTTTGGATGTCAAAAATTGTTGGGATGCCAAAACGTTCATCAATGCCAAACCGGACAAAATTTATGATTGGCAAGGTGAAACGTACATGGATCTTTATGAAGCCGATGAATTTTGGTTGTGTTACACGTTGACCGATTGCCCGGATCATTTATTGAATAAACAAAAAGAAAAGTTGTGGCGACAATATTATGATGAATCGATGTCACCGGAAGAAGCGTCGGCGATGGAAGAAAGGATGACACCGATGTTTGAGCAAATCGAACGAAACTTGGTTTATTCCAATTCAAAATTGTACACGGAAGAAGAAAGGATCAAGATTTTCAAATATCAACGTGACGGTGAAAAATTCAAATTGTTATTGGATCGGATCCCGTCGGCCTTGGAATATTACCAAACAATAAAGTTGAACGACATCACTTTGTAACAACATGGATAACATCATAAAAAAAGGATTCACCAACGTTCCGGATGCGTTGGTGAATGATGTCAGATTGACACGGGACGCGCGTTTTTTGTATGTGTATTTAGCCTATAAAAAACAATCGGAAAAATTCACGAATGCGGATATTGAAAGCGGAATGAATTTCACCAATGAAACCCGGATAAAATACATAAAAGAACTTGTGAAATATAGGTGGATCAAAGTGATAAAGAAGCGCGATAAATACGGGCGTTTTATTCAAAATGAAATAATGTTAAATACACCGTTATAAAATGGTTTTAAGTAAAATTTTAAGTCAATCCGCATTTTGGATAGTGAACAAGGAAATTGCACGGTTGGTTGGTATTGAACCCGCCGTGTTATTATCCGATCTTATCGACAAACAAACTTATTTCAGCAATAGAAACGAATTGGATTCGGAAGGTTATTTTTTTAATACGGTTGAATTCATCGAGTTGGCCACATCGTTAAATTACCATGCGCAAAAAAAAGCGTTAAAGGTTTTATCCGAACACGGATTCATTGAAGAAAAGTTGAAAGGCATTCCCGCAAAACTACATTTCAAAGTTGTTGAATACAAGATTTTAAATTATTTGAATACTGGTGTTTCGATTAGTGAAAAACTTGATTTGGATAAACCGGAAACAAATAATAATATAATTATTAATAATAAAAAGAAAGAAGTAATTATCCCGTTGTTCAATGAGATCACACCAATTTCACATGACGTTCTAAAATATTTGAATGAAAAGAAACCGTCAAAAGTCCCGTTCAAATTAGAAAAAAACAACCTGAAAGAAATCGAAGCGCGGATCAAAGAAAAATTCACGATGGCGGAATTCAAAAAAGTAATTGATTTCAAAATTTCAGAATGGAAGGATGATGAAAAAATGAAAAAGTACATTCGCCCGGAAACATTGTTTGGATCCAAGTTCAATTCCTATTTAAGCGACGCGGATGATGATCGGAAAAAAGATGATGGATCCGCAAATTTCGAATACAAACCAACACAAAAAGCGCAATTACTATGAAAGATTTTTATAAAGCATTCATCCAAGAAGCGGAATTGTTTTTCGTGAAAAAGTTCATCACAAGCGACACGATGGAAAAAGAATATTCAACGTGCCTTGACATTATTTTCAACGTCACCGATTCGTTCGATTATGGCCGTGGGATAATCGCATTTAATCAACGCTACGGACAAGGAAAATCATTTTTCTTTGAGGTGATCAACCATTTGTATAAACGCACCCACAAAGGCCAAAACATCTATAAAAAAGTAACTTCAAAAGACTTGGTGCAAATCTATTTGTCCACGGCCAAAGGTGAAGATCCGGAACAACGATTGATCGAAGCGATTTCCGTGAAACGATTGTTCATCGATGACATCGGTGATGAAGGTGAAAAAAAAGTATTTAAGAATTACGCCAATGAATTAAACGTGATCCGTTTCGTGTTACTCAAACGATATGAATGGTGGGTTGAAAAGGGGTGGATCACTTACGGAACCACGAATTTGACCATCGATCAGATCGCGAAAAATTATGATGGACGTGTTTCGGATCGTTTGTTACAAATGTGTTATTGGCGTGAATTCAATTTCTTAAAAGAAGGATCCTTCCGTCAAGTTGAAGAAACCCGCAAGTTGACACCGGCGGAAATCAAGAAATCATGGAATCAATTCAGGTTAAAAAAGCCGGTTGAAAAAGTGGATTTGGAAAAGTATTTCAACGAATTGATTGATGAACCGGATGACTATTTTGAAGGGAAGGACATTTCTTTTTGGACGTTTGTCAAAACCTATTTAATAGACAAAGGATTGTTGGATGAAAGTGAATTCAAGGCGATCACGGAATTCGATTTGAATGAAGCAAAATCAATTGTTCGTTATGATGTCAAGGAATCCAAACGTTCGCAATACAAGAACGCGCCGGCGGATCTAAGAAAAATAAAAGTGGATGAAGCGGTCACGGCCATCACCAAAAAAGACGTTTTGAATTTTGCACAAAACGTGGTGGCGCGCAAAAAGTTCATGGAATTACGAACCAACAAACATAAATTCAAATAGTAGTGGGATCGAAAAAATTCAAATTCTTTTATCAAGGTGTTTCAAATGATCATCGAACAAATGTTTGGCGGGCGCAATGTTTGAAATGTGGCACATCACACAATCCACCGACAACAATGATGAATTATCAAACCGTCATGTGTTCGAAAAACAATTGTGGTGAAACTGAAATCGTGAGTTATAATAAAATAATCGACAAATTAAGATGAACGAAAAACAAACCATCGTGGCAATCGATCCGGGCGCGTCCGGCGGAATCGCCATATTGAACAACGGACGGATCCAAGCGGTGAAGATGCCCGAATCCGTTCAGGAAATGCAATCGTATTTCAACTACATAAACGACACCTTTCAAAACGTTGTGGTGTTCATCGAAAAAGTACAAGCCTACGGAAGTGATGATGATGACACGCCGGGAAAAAAATTCGGAATCAATAAGATGTTGGCCAATTACCAACAAGTTTTGACGGTGATCCAATTAACCGGATTCCGTTTCGTTGAAGTTTATCCGATTTCATGGCAAACGACATTAGGATTGAAACTTCCCAAAAGTGAAGGAACGGAAACCAAGACACAAAGAAAAAACCGTTATAAAGATTACGCGCAAAAGTTGTTCCCGGAAGTGTCGGTAAATTTAAAAACGTGTGATGCACTTTGTTTGATTCAATTCGCAAAAGTGAAAATCCAACACGACATCGATTGGATCCGGGAACGATTGCAAAATGTGAAAAAAGAAAAATTGTTTTAAAATAAATGAAAAAATGTTTTGTTGAAATAAAAAAAGATTTACATTTGTAGTTCAAACACAAAACAATTTACAAGATGAAAATGTCAATTTTTAGGAACGACGCGTTCCGAGCGTTGTCCGACACAACAAAAATGAGTGAACCGGAATTGGAAAAGCGGATCATTGAAACGATGGAACGGGAATTCACGCCGTTCGGGTTTGAAGATGTGAATTTGTCCGTATGGGAATATTTCAATTCATCGGGATATTCAGTCCAAGAAGCCTTGGAAGTATTGTTCCCGGAGTTAACCAACACGGATGAAATACCGGAACTTTTGAAAGAAGTCACATTGTTTGGTTGTTCAACATCGAAGGGATGCGAATGGTGTGGATGTGAAATGATCCGGGAAGTGCAACACCATGGAAAACAATCATGGACAAACTATGAATGTGAAAATCCATATTGCGCGAATACAGACACCAACGAACCGGATCACGACACGTTGGCCGGCGGAAAAGATTTCGATTAACATGGAAAAGAAAATATTAATTCTGACGTTGAAAAAAGTTTGGTTCGACATGATGTTGGCGGGACTTAAAAATAAAGAATTCAGAAAGTCGTCAAAATGGATTCAATCACGATTAGTCGGCAAAGAATACACACACGTCAAATTCATCAACGGATATGGAAAAGACAAACCTTATTTCATTTCGGAATACAAAGGATTTGAAGTTTCGTCAATTGATTATGTCGCCGTTTATGATTCGAAACCAATCATGGTTGAAAGTGGTGATTTTATTATTAACATCGGGAAAATAACGGAAACAAATGTGGAAAGAAATCAAGAAAATAATAACCATTGAATTATTATCATGGGCGATGTCAGTTTGTCCTGATGGTAAATTCAAAAATAAATTGATGTTGTTCGTGGTTGAAAACATCGATGAATTATAAATCAACTAAACTTTAAAAAATGAAAAATTTCACAATTATTTTATTGCTCGTAATTAGTCCACTTTGTTTTGGACAATTGACAAAAAACGTTGGATCGTACAAATTCGAATCCGGGTTTGAAATTAAAGAAGGAATGAAAATACAATTGATCAAGGGCGGTGACACGTCGGGATTATACCTTTGGTGTTTTGAAGGTGGATCAATGCCGATCCCGGAAGCGCGTTTCGATACGTCGTTCGACACCAAAGAATTCATCATCGAAAAAGTGTTATCACTGAAAGGAATCAAAAACAAAGACGAATCAATTATCGTAATGTTCAAAGATGGAAAGAAAAAGTGTTATTCCTTTGTGACGCAATCCATCCAAACCAATGAAGCAAAATTCCTTTAGTATGAATGCTAATTATAAAACTGAAACGGCGTTAAATGTAAAGGATCCGAAATTTGTTTTGGTATTTAATTATCATACTATAAACGAGGTTTCAAATCACACTACAAACAACCGGGACATTTCACAATTCCGAATCCGTCCGGTTGGGGTTTGGAATGTAAAGCCAAAGGAAAATAAAATGAAAAGTTTCCCAATAGGCGACAAAACATTGATTTTAACCGAATGGCAATTGTCAAAAAAAAACAACAACGTTGATCTTGAATCGAAACGTGGTGTGATTTTTAAAGGTGAAGTAATAATGGAAAATAATAATAATCAATAAATAGTTTTAAAAATGGAAGATCAAAAAGAAAGAACAGTTGAAACGCAAAAAACCCGTGTGTTGGAATATCAACATTTTGATTTACGAAAAGTAAAGATGGAAAAGAAAGGCGCGGATATTACGCACCATGAAAGCGGATCCGATGCCGGTATCGTTCACAAAGTTGGTGAAAGCGCACCGCATCCGGAGTTGCAAAAAAAATTAGACGCGCTCAAACCGTTGATGGCGAAACGTCTTGGATTGTTGGAAGGGACGGACATGGCGCGACATTATTTGAAAGGTGATTTGAACGCATTACAAACCGCGTTGGATTTGGAAAAACTAATCATCAGCCGTTGCAACGTGAATGGATTAACATTCACGGGATCGGGTGATAAATATGGCGTTATGATCACCGGTTCGATCTTGGTTCCTGAAACCGGATCCGTTGGATTGGCCGTTCCAAAAATCACGTTCAGTCAAACTGTTTTGGGATATGAAGAAGAAGCGGAACAACTTTGTGAAGAAGTAAAAAAAGAGGTTTACGCTTATCGATTCCAAAACAAGAAAGCACAGTTGGACATTGAATTCGAAGCCAAAAAGGTTGAAGATGAACAAGCCAAAGAGGAAAAGAAAAAAACCGGTAAAGGCGGAAAGGCAAAAGCCGAATTGGTATAATTAAAACAAGGGGTGTCAAAACCCCTTTTTCCAATGAAACAAAAGACACACAAAATTTGTAAGAATCCGGATTGTGGAAAGGAATTCAAGTTGCACCGGACAACGGATCAATTTTGTTCGCCCGGATGTCAAAACCTTTGTAAGCCACCCAAAGAAAAAAAAGTGTACCAATTGCCACGATCCACCAAGCCGATCAATAAGAAGTCCAAAAAACAAGCCGTGTTGGATTCAAAATATTTGGTTGTCCGGATCCAATTTCTTTCAAAACCTGAAAATCAGATTTGCCCGGTCACCAAACAACGCGCCACGGAAGTTCATCACAAGAAAGGGCGGAAAGGATTCGCCGATCAATGGGCGCGGGACAACAACATTTCGTTGATCATCGATGATCGGTTTTTTTTAGGCGTATCGCGGGACGGACATGAAGCGATTGAAAACAACCCGGAATGGGCAAAGGAAAACGGTTATTCATTAAACAGAATTTAATATGAACCTACAAACCGAAAAAGCAATTGAAAGCGTTCGTGAGGCTAACATGACGTATTATTTGAACGCGTATGGATTTGCAAAGGAATGGACGCAATTACAGATGAAACCGTTTTCATCGGAAGATTTGAAAGATGCGTTTTATAAAATAAGCGACAAACCAAGTGAACCCCGTGTTTGGGGCGCGGTTATGGTGGCATTAAGTAAAGATCGATTGATCATCCATCACGGGTTTCAGAAATACAAAAACCCGGTTGGCCATTCCAAGCCGTCAACCGTTTGGATTTCGAAACGGTATTCAGAAAAACAAAGTGCGAACCGAAAAGCAAATTCACAAACACAAACAACCTTATTTCTATGAATCAAAACGATACGATTAACACCGTGCATCATAAATGTTTTTTACAAAATAACCTTCCGGATAAATGCGCCGGTTTAATAATAGCAGACCCCCCTTATTTTGAAGTGAAAGGAAAGTTTGATTTCATTTGGGATTCATTCGAGGATTATTTAAAAGAAGTCGAAAAGTGGGCGGTTGAATGCAAACGGTTGTTAAAAGATAACGGAACTGTTTTTTGGTATGGACACGCTAAAAATATAGCATACGCACAAATAATATTTGATAAGCATTTCAATCTGATAAATTCCCTTGTGTGGGATAAGGGTTCGTTTATGGGGTTAGAAAAAAGCGAATCTTTAAGAAGTTTTGCCCCATGTACCGAAAGAATTTTAATGTATGGAAGTAAAGCACAGGACACAACGGGATTGAAAGAAGTTGAAAAAGAATATATTGCGCCACGAAATCCGTTTGCATTAGAATTAAGAAAAGCACGCCTTAAAAAAGGGGTTAGTATTAACGAGGTTGCGGAATATGGTAAATTTTACGGTAATGTAAACCACGGCGGTTCGGTTACAAATTGGGAGCGTGGATATAATATTCCAAATGAGGAACAATGGAAAATACTATGTGATAATTTGCCAATAGAACGCACGGAATATGAAAGTTTGCGCACGGAATATGAAAGTTTGCGAAGATATTTTGAAAACCATTTCAATCTTCAGGAAGTTTTAAAGTTTTCAAATGAAGCACAAAAAACAGGCGCTAAATATGACCATGAAACCGTTAAACCTGAAACATTAACGAGGGCGTTAATTATGACGTGTAGCCGTAAAAATGATTTAATCATTATTCCGTTTGCCGGTAGTGGTACAGAATGCGCGATGGCAGTAAGGGAACAACGAAATTTTATTGGATATGAGATTGAAGAAAAACACGTTATCATGTCAAACAAAAGAGTAAAGGAAAACAGTGTACAAGAAAGTTTATTTTAATGGCAAAAGAAAAACGGGACATTTTGCCCATCCCGGCGGAAACGGAAGTCGATTTGATTTTTTTGAAAGGTGATGTGGTTTGTTCAAAAACGATGCCGTATTCCGAAGCCTTGCAAGTCATCGACAATGAACATCCGGTCATCAAAAAAAAGAACGATTGGACATACAAGATTTACCAAGTCGGATTCGCTCAATACAGTAACATTAAAAAAGTATAACATTGGAAGTAATAGGAAAAATTAAAGCAGTAAACGACGCGCAACAAGTTAGCGCGACATTTAAAAAACGGGAATTGGTTGTGACCACAGATGAACAATATCCGCAACACATCATGATTGAGTTCGCCAACGATAAGTGTGACGCGTTGGACGGTTACCAAGTCGGTGAACCGGTGAAAGTCCAAATCGGATTGCGTGGCAGAGAATGGGTTAACCCGCAAGGCGAAACGAAATATTTCAATTCCATTCAGGGTTGGAAAATCGAACGCACACAAGCGAAACCGGAATCGGAAAGCGCGGTTGATAAATACATGAACCCGCCCGGACAATCGGAAGAAATCAACGATTTGCCGTTCGATAAACAATAACATTCAAAATACGTTCGGAACAATAAAAACAAACCACGACAAACATCGTGGTTTTTCTTTTTGAAAATATTTTAAAAATAAATGAAAAAATGTTTTGTAGAAATAAAAAAAGATTTACATTTGTCAGACAAACAAACAATAAATAAACTTTACATTATGGGATTAGACGTTACGGTGTATCAAAACATTCAAGTTTTGAACCCAACAAACAAAGAAATTGAAGACATGGATTATGATTTCATTGCATTCGTAATCGATGACGCTTTCAAACCAAGAATTAAGAATCTTATTGAAGACGCTTTTTATAGTGGGGACAATGTTTATGATGACATAAGTTATGCGTATTCGTATCATTCACGCTTTAGAAATATGTTAGGAATTTTGATTGGATTAAAAAACAGTGAATGGACAGACGGTGAAAAATTAAAACCGGAAATGGATTTTTTCGAACTTCTTTGGTTTGCTGATAATGAGGGGTGCATTGATTGGGAAACATCCGAAAAACTATACAATGATTTTAAACGAAATCAGGAAAAAGCAAATGAACTTTTCGGATATGATGAAGATTTTATATTCAATTATGAAAGATGGACAAAGGCGTTTTATTTAGGGAAGGAAAAAGGAGTTATTAAATTTCATTAACAAACAATCACATGATAACATTTACAAAACCAATCGTTTTTTTTGATTTGGAAACCACGGGTGTTTCCGTAGGGACTGACCGCATCGTTCAGATAGCCATCGAAAAACTTTTTCCCGACGGTTCCACGGAAAGCAAATCGATGTTAATCAATCCGGGAATGCCGATTCCAAAAGAAGCGTCGGACATCCACGGAATCACGGATGACATGGTAAAGGACGCGCCGACGTTCGCCCGAATCGCGAAATCCTTAAAAGAAAAATTTGATGGAAGCGACATTGCGGGATTTAATTCGGATGAATTCGACATCCCGTTGTTGCAAACGGAATTTGACCGGTGCGAAATACAATTCCCAAATGAAGGGACGTTCACAGTTGATATGTACACCATCGAAAAATTCGTCAATTCACATAAACTTGGTGAAACATTCAAACGTTATGAAGGTAAAGAATTGGTGAACGCCCATGATGCGACGGCGGATGTTTACGCGACACGCGTGGTGTTCGGCCATCAGGTTCCGAAACTCTTTGAAATGATGAAAGAAGCCATGGAAGATTTTCAGGGCGAAATCAACCCGGAATCCATTAGTAAATTCTTTAAAGGGGATAAAAAACGTTTTGATTTCGCGGGCAAAATGTACATTAAAGACGGGATTGTGTATTGGAATTTCAGTGACCACATGGACACGCCGGTCATGGAAAAAGCGAATCGCGGTTTTTTGAATTGGGTGTTAACAAAAGACTTTCCGCCACAGACGAAAAAGAAAATCCGGGAATTGTTATCCGATGAACTTGAAAAAAATAAAAGCAACCAAATAGATTTGATATAATGGAAACACTACAATTAAACCATTTAGCGGGATATTTACCGCACGATTTACAATGTATGTTCCTTAGCGAACCAGATAGTAAAGAACCAAATATTAAAACTTTGCACGGAATTGAAAAAGGATTTGAAAGCGATATAGTTATTGGAATGTTTGACGAATTTGATAATTCTGAATTTAATTATTTCAAACCAATCTTACGCCCTTTATCCGACCTGACAAAAGAGATTGAAGTGGACGGGGAAAAGTTTGTGCCGATTGATTGGATTGAAAAAAACAACCCGACTAAAGACGAAATGCCGTGCGCTATAATGTTAAATGGTTTTGTTGAAATGCATTATTACAGAGATTATGAAAAATTATTTGAATGGCACTTCGACGTTTTCGGATTGATTGAAAAAGGATTGGCAATTGATATAAATACTTTGAAATAAATGGCACGATTAGACAAAGAAAAAGAAGCGCGCTTGCAACCGAAACGGATTCAAACCGCCATCGATGAACTTCAAAAATTGGGGTTTGAGATTTACAACATCACAACCACGTCCATTCAATTTCAGTTTAAAGGGGAACGCGTGGTGTTCTTTCCTTATTCGGGATGGCATACGGGCAAAACAATAGTTGATGGGCGCGGATTAGATAAACTTTTAAATCAGATTAGAAATGGCGACAACTTGTAAATGTCCACCGGTGGAAACGCTTAAAAAAGTAACGTTGAAAAGTTGCCAACCGAATTTAAAGCCGTTAACCAAGGAACAAATTTTGGAACTTCAAAATAAAATGGTTGAACCTAAAAAAACGGATTTCGAAAAAGTGTCCGAATTATTAATCAAAAAAGCACATCGAGTAATTTTATAACAAACAAATAACAAACATGAAAAATCAAGAAAACGAAAAAAAAGAATTCAATTTGATGCAAGTGGACAACACGCAATTGGTTCACGTTTCAGAATGGGAAAAGAAATTGAAAGAATTGGTCAAAGCGAATCCTTATGTAAAAATCACCGACAAAAAATCGTTGGCATTGGCAAAGGAACGAAAAGCCAATTTGCGGGAAGCGCGGTTGGAATTGCGCACGTCCGGAAAATCGGAAAGTCAGGAATCCATGTTGTTGAACAAATTGAAAAACATCACGGCATTTGTGAAAGACACCATCGACAAATTGGTTGACATTCCAAAAACCCCGGAAGATAAACAAGACATTGAAATCAAACGATTCGAACAAGTGTTGGCGGATCTAAAAGCGGAAGAAGATGAAAAAGAAGAAAAACGAACCAAGGCGATCCGGGATGAAATTGATCGTGTGAAATTGGAATTGGCAACCGTTACAGAAAACGCAACATTCAAAACATTGGGTTCCGTTCAAGAAGCATTCGACAAAGTAAAGGTGACCGACGTGGAATTGATGGAATTATCGTTCCTATTTGACGAAATGATCATCGAACAACAAAAGATATTGGATGATAAAATTGAAGCCGTTAAACAAGCGGAAAACGATCGGTTGGAAAAACTGTCAAAAGATCGGGAAGCAATCATCAATCAAATGATCGTGGATGGTCAAGAAGTCGTGGACGGAATTGAAGCCAATCCGGTTGAAGAAAGATTGATCAAACAAATCATTTCCGGGATCTTTCAAACGTTGACCGGTTATGAAATTGAATTCGATGCGGATTCACTTAAAAAGATTGATGAAGAAAAAGAAAAAGCGATCGGAAAGGTCAAAGATAAATTTGAAAAAATCCACAACGATCAAGTTCAGGAAACGAAAAACCGTTTGGTTGAAGTGCGTGAAGGGTTGTTGGATTTGATCTTTCAAACCAATGTTTCCAACCATGAAGATAATGAAGCGGTGATCAAAAAAGCATTGAACCAAGAAGTCATGGAAGATGTGTTGGAAGATTTCGAAAAAATGAAAGTGATGGTGGCGAATTCATGGAAACGAAAAATGTCCGAGTTATCCGCCGACATCGAAAAAGAAGAAAAAAGATTGTCCGATCAATTAAATGACCGAATCAAAACCATTCAGGAATTAGGAATGACAACGGATGATGATCAAGAATGGAACGGTTTCGATTGCAAAGTTTTTGTGGATGATCTTTTCAACTATGATGGACATGAATTTGATGGATTGGTTGAAGAAATCAAACAAGCGAAATCCGATGATGAAGCCGAACAAGAACGTCAAACATTAATCCGCCCGGACAAAATCACAATGGTTGATGCGTTCGTTCAGGTGAAAAACAAAATAAGCGAAATCGAACCGGATGACTTTGTGACGGAAGGAATGTTTGTTCATTTCGTTGAATTGAAAAAACAACTAATGGAATTATGTGATTCTAATATCGAAACAATTAACAAACTATAAAAATGGCAATTACAGACACACCAACAAAATATTTCGTTTATAGAAATATGCAAGCCAAACACGGGATCAAATTAAGTGAAGATCAATTGGACACGATCGAAGAAATTTATGTTCTTGACAAAAAACAAAACATCTTCAAAATGGGAATTTATAGATTGATCAACGCGGTGTTTGCGTTTTTCTTTGGAATCATTTTGTTGATCTTCCGAAACAAAGAATTCACTAAATGGATGTTTATCGGGATGATGTTCATTTTCTTGGTGTACAATATCATTCAGATTTGGAACACCTATTTGGAACATAAAAGCGTAAAAGTAAAGCAACCGAAAACCGACGTGAATGGAATTTAATGATTCAAGCGAACATCCGGAATTTGTACGTCATGAAGGATCATCACTTTCCGTTGACGTGTTGGTATATTCAAAAAGAAAAGACGAACACACAATCGGTTGGTATAATTTCGACACACACAATTGGCATTTTCTTTGTCGGGAAGCCGTCGGAAAATTTGAATGGCGTTATTTCAATAAAAAAACAGATAAAACTTAATTTATGGCAATATCAACAAGACCGGATCTTTCATTCATCACCGGGAAAACGTTCGAAACGATGAATCAGTTCGCCCAATTTTATGAAGATGCGAACGATGAACAAACACAAATCATCGATAACGCGATCATGCGGATCCCGGAATTGATTTCCATCGCCGAACAAACGTTTGATGAAAAGAAGAACCAACCCGGATTGGTTTTTAAAATTGTTGAAAAAGTATTGAATTCAATAAAAAAATAACATCAACGGCGGGACTTGCAAAATCCGTGATTAGTTTGTTTTTAACAACATACTAAAATTGAATCACACGCATCACCCCGCCGTTTATTAATCAACTAAAAAAAATAATATGTTTAATCAAATACCTATTCATGTGAAAGATCTATTCACAAAAAAAGAAATAAAAGAATTAAAGACGGTAACCATGCCGGCGGATTTCATTCGATCATCGGTCAATTCTGATTTGTATTCCATCCAAGGTGATCCAATTTGGTTCGATAAGAACGACGGGGTGATCTTCAATTCCGGATCCAAGGAAATCGAAATCCCGTTGAAGTTGGCCAAAAAGAAATTCCCAAACGAAAACTTTTAATAATACTAAAAACAAACAGTATGCACCCAATTACATTTGAAGGCGTAAACACAAGTTTAGCCAAACCAACCGACATGACCGATGAACAATGTTCGCCACTACCGGCGGAAAAGAATGTGGATAATGGCGGTTTCGATTATTTTTTGACGGCATGGATGCCAAACAAAGAAGATTTGGAAGCGTTGAACGCCGGGAAACCGTTGTTCCTGAAAGTGATCGGCCTTGGACATCCGCCGGTTGCATTGTTCACGGTGAACGATGACGGAACCGGAAATTTTTAAGACATGGGAATCATTATCACCATCCTTTGTGTTGCGGTCATCGTGTTGATCATTGCAACAATTTGGATCGCCAAACAGATTAAAAAAAACGATGCGTTCTTTTATCCACATTGTCACGAATGCGGATCACGCACCGAACGCGAATGGATATGTGACCGGTGTGATCAATTTTATTGTGACAGTTGTTCCGCGCCATTTACATACATGAATCAAATTGATTATCCGTGTTGCGAATCATGTTCAAATGTTTATTATGATTAAGCCGGGAACAATAACGCAAAAGACGTTTTTAATAATGTTGATTGCGGTGATCATTTTAACGATCACAAACGTCGTAAACCTTTACAGATTCAAGAATTTAAAAACCATAAAACAAACAGAAATGGAAAACAAAAAGAAACGTCCATGTCATGTGAAAACAAAACGGTTTGAATTAACAGACGAAAAACGCGGTTGGATAAATGTGGAATACAACGGTTTATTCCATGAGTGGGGAAATGAAGCCGTTGAAGCCGGTGAAACGGGATTCGGGAATTTCACCATTGGAATCGTTGAAGATGAAACCGGACAAATCCACACAATCAATCCGAATCACATCAAATTTACGGATCGATGACGTGTTGCAATGATTCGAAGCCATTCCGGTTGGTATTCATCCCAAAACCAAATCCGGATTGCGTATCGGTGTCCGGGTTCCGATTGCGAAAATATTTTCAGGTGATGGAATTGATCAACAAAAAGTGAATCAAGACAATTCGGAAAAATTAATAAATGATCTTGATCGATATTCAAAACAATGTCAATTCAAGTTAAGTCGTATAAGGGATAAAATTCAATGTTATCCGTATAAGAAAAAAAGAAAAACCATTTAAAAACAAGTTATACCATGAAAGGAAAAAAAGTCAGTCCGGAAGAAAGAAAACAAATTGAAACGGACAAATCCAAAGAAAGGATCAAGCGATTAGCCGACAACGTATTCAAGGCAATCAAAGAAACATCGGAAGAAACAAGCGATCTTGGTGAATTCACGGTGTATGAAGTCAACGACGTTTTGTTGCGTGTCGCCCACCTTTACAACAAACGATTTTTGGACACCCAATTCGATGTGAAAGATGGTAAGTAAAGAAATAGAAATATTCAAAGAAGCGTCACGGATTTGGGGTGATGAAATGCAAACAATGATGTTGTTTGAAGAAATGGGCGAATTAATGCAATCCGTTTCGAAATTTGGACGAAAACGGGATTCATTAACGCACATGAATTTGTTGGAAGAAATCGCCGATGTCGAAATCATGTTGGATCAATTAAAGTTGCGATTAGGATCCGACACGGCGGAAACGATTTTGATCATAAGGGATCGTAAAATAAACCGTTTGGAATATGCAATATTTGAATTCAAACAAAAAAACAACCTTATACCGGAAGAAAAAACAGATCATGAAAAAACCATGGATATTGAAGTAAACGAACCAATTATTCTAACCAAGACAAAATGTGATAATTGCGAATACAGAACAACGGAATGTCAAAGTCCGAAAATTTGCGCGATGAATCATAAAAAAACGTAAGTTTACAAAGCCATATTATTGAATTAAGAGAAAAACCCGGAACGTCGTGATTGATGGATTTCGGGTTTTTTGTTTACTTTTAACATTATAAGAAACAATTAAAAATCAAATAAACATGGGAAATTGGATCATTGATCACCGCATCGAAAAAATGGAAACGGAAAAGCGTCGTCTTTTAACATTGAAAAAATCACACCGTTACGATCAACTTAAAACAGTAAATGAAACCATCGCACGATTAAAGCAATGGAACAAAGAATTGGCCGAAAACAAGCAAAGGAAAGTCAACCAAGGGACGGAACAAGACAAAACGGAGTTGATAAAGGAATACATCCAATATAAGAATTCCCAACGTTCCGAAATCCAAGCGTTGACAATCAATTGATTACAACATTAATTTGATTGAAAAGGCCGTGAAAAATAACATAATCTTACCATAAGAAAAAAAATGTGATATTTGTTGACGTATTAACCAAGTATAAAAAGAGAAATTATAATGGCAAAAAAACCATCATTAAACAAGTTGTTAGAATTGGCGGAAAAGTACGCCGGTTGTGTGAATGACATCGCCGACGCTTGCAAGGTAAAAAGACAAACGGTGTGGCAATGGAAGAAGGATCACCCGGAATTTAATGAAGCGATGTCTAAAGGGAATGATTTCATGTTGGATTTGGCCAAACAGGGTTTGCGATACCACTTGGAAAAGAAGTCCGAAAAAACGATCCTTTACACCTTGGATCGATTGGGACGCAAAGAAGGATTCGGAATGTTCTTGCAAGTGACGGACAAATCCAAATTGGATGATCAGTTGGACGGAATGACAGATGATCAAATCATCGAAGAAATGGAACGATCACGCAAACGAATAGAAAAAGCAAATGGCGGAACGTGATCAATTGATTCAAGAGTTTAAGAAACAAAAGAATCTTCAATGTCAGTTGGCAAAACGAACGTTGGCGCAATTCGCAACCTACATGAACCCGGAAGTTGAAATCGAATGGTTTCATAAAATCGTTTATGATGTTTTGGATCAATGGATCGAAGGGAAGCGGAAAAAAGTGGCAATCTTTATGCCACCGCAACACGGCAAATCAACAATGTCATCCGTTAACACCCCGGCGAAAATCCTTGGAATGAAGCCAAAAGCGAAAATGGTTGTTGCGTCCTATTCGGATAAGTTAGCGTCAAAATTCAACCGGGCGTGTCAGGACATCATTGATTCACCGGAATACCAAAGCATTTATCCAAACACCATTTTGCCGGCCAAAGGGATCGAAACCACAAACGAATTAAGGAATAACACATATTTCGAAGTCGTTAAACACAAAGGATTTTTCAAAGCGGTGTCGATCGGCGGGGCGTTGACGGGTGATCCGGTGGACTTTGGAATCATCGATGATCCGATAAAAGACCGTAAACAAGCCAATTCCCTAACCTATCGCAACGCGTTGTGGGATTGGTATCAAGACGTTTTTTTGCAACGTTTACACAATGATTCATGTCAATTGATGTTGTTCACCCGTTGGAATGAAGATGATTTGGCCGGGCGTTTATTCAATCCAAAGAATGAAAAATACAATGAAGATGAAGCGAATGAGTGGACGGTGATCGTTTTTCAAGCCTTAAAAGAGGAAACGTTGCCGATTGCAAACGCGATGGTGTATGATGATCCGCGTGAAATTGGTGATGCGTTATGGCCTGAAAAACACAGTAAGGAAAAGCACGAAAAAACCAAACGAAACAACCCGGTGACGTTCGCATCACTACAACAACAACGGCCATCGCCAACCAAAGGAAACATATTGAAGCGGGATTGGTTCCCGATCATAAGCGAATCCGAATTGCCATTCAACCCAATGAGCGTTGCAAAGGATTTTTGGATCGATGGCGCGTTCACGGAAAGTTCAAAGAACGATGAATCGGCACAATTGGTTTGTTCGGTGCATAAAGGAAAGATTTATATTTTCAACTGTCATGGTGTTAGAAAGGAACTGAATGAATATTTGAAATATATCAATCCGTTTATGAAGTCATCCGGTTATCGATCAACATCAAGTGTGTGGATCGAAATGAAAGCGTCCGGATTTGGTTTCTATTCGATGTTAAAGACACCCGAACACGGGAACTTTAATTGTCGCAAGGTGAATTCCAAGACGGTTTCGGAAGGGAAGTTGACACGGGTTCAAACGATTCAACCAATCATCGCATCCGGAAAAGTTATTTTGGTGAAGGGTGCGTGGAATGAAGCGTTCATCGATCAATGTTCGAACTTCCCGAACGACACACACGATGACATGGTTGATGTGTTGTCCTATTCGGTTTATGAAAATCTGATTGGTGATAATGATGTCGATGTATCTTACAATTAAAATATTTTCCTATATTTGAAATCTAATCAAAATCAAAATCAAAATCAAACATCATGAAAAGAATTGTATTACTTATCGCGCTGACGGTCGGAATGACTTTTGCGTGTTCAGGTTATCCGGAACAAAACACACCAAAGACAAATCAAGCGGATTTGTTTAGTCATTCGACAAACTTTCCCTAATCACACCAACGCGATCATCATTGATGTTCAGTTTGAAACTGACTTCTTTTATCAAGCTATTGAAAACAAGATCGGTCAACACGTTCATCAAGGATCACCGGGTTGGGTTAATGTGAAATTACAAACACCGATTCCGGGACTTTAAATCCCGATAATCAAAAAATTACGATACGAAAAAACCATGTCAAAAGCATGGTTTTTTTTGTTTTTGTAAAATGAATCAAAAAAAATATAACTTTGTAAAGACTTCAAAGGGATAGAACGTCCATTTTTTAAAATCAATATTAACATTAAATTAGAAAATTATGGATTGTAATTGTCCTGAACCAACCGCATTGACAGAAATCGTTGCGGAAAACTGTGGTGTCGATTTAAAACAGATTCAAAGAATCGCCGTTCAACGTTATGGTGATGTATTTGATTCAGCCGGTACACCAACACCAACCGACATTTTGGAACTTGCAACATGGCAAGCGAAAAAGATTTCGGAAACGGATTTGAAAATCGTATTTACACCAATGATCGGCGGTGATCCGGTTATCGAAGCGGGTGAAGCGATCAGAAACGGCGGTGGCGATAACTCAACATTGAATGGCGTTGAAGAAATTGACGGAACAAACCCGTCGGCGTTTTCATGTGTGTTCAAATCGTTACCATCAACAACCGAATCACAATTGAAATTGTTGATGTGTGAAAAAAACTTAGTGGTTTACTTATTCTTATCAGGTGGGCGAATCGCGGTTGTGAAAGTAAGCGCAACGCAAAAGAAAGGATTTCCAATCCAATCATTCTTTGTGTCCGATCGTTCGAATCAAGGTTTCGGAACCAAAGACACCGTTTCAATGTCTTTCAGTTTACCGGAAGGATGGTCAAATGATTTGGAAATCGTGAAGCCTAATTTTAACCCGTTCACAGACCTTTAATGGTTTGTGAACATTTTACTTTTAAGATATGTCAACAAAGAAAGAAACGGCCAAATTAAAGGTCAAAGGGAAGAAAGACGCGAAACCGGTGGAGTTTACAATGAGTGAAGCCAACAAACTATTGAAATTACCAAATTGTCAATGGGAATTGGCCGATGAAAAGTTGGAATGGAACGGAATCGAAATCGCTAAAAAAGGTTAAAACATGATATTGAACGAAACATCGG